CTGGTGCAAACTTCATGATCAAGTCTGCAATAGCCATCTCTTCATAGCTCACACCTTCCTCTTCAAGGATGAACTTCATGCGTTTCATGAATTGAGCCGCAAGTTGAGCCAAGTCCTTCTTTGTAGTATTAAACTCATATACACCACAGCGAGAGTGCAGGGGTTCAATGATTCGATTCTTGAAGTTACAGGTGAGAATGAATCGGCAGTTGTTGCTGAATTCCTCAATGAATCCACGAAGTGCAGGCTGAGTAGACTGGGGATTTAAATAGTCTGCCTCATCCAAGATAACGACCTTATAACCACCTTGCAGGGATACGGTAGAGGCAAATTGTTTAATCTTACCTCTTAAGGTTTCAATGTTACCCTCTTCGGAACCATTGATAACAATATGGTCAAGGTCCAAAGAGTTGCACAAAGCACGAGCAACGGTGGTTTTACCAAGGCCAGCAGTGCCAGTAAAAAGCATATTAGGCAGGTCACCTTTGTCGACAATTGCATTGAAGGTATCCTTTAGCTGTTGCGGTAAAATAGTATCATTGATTTTTTTGGGCCTGTATTTTTCTACCCACAAGAATTCATTAGACATTTGACAAGTTACTCCATACTTTAATAAATTTATTCACACTAACTCGATCAATTGTTTGATACATTAACTATTCATTGCCTCATCTTGTTGCAGTTGTTCAACCAATTGAACTGCTTGGACACATTGGTCACGCAACTGACCGATCGTCGAGAGCTCTTCGCCTTTAAAACCACCACGTTGTGTAATGGCATCAACGACGGCAATGGTGCTACGGCCGATACGGCTAGTAAGATCGTTTAGTTGTTGTTGTGGTGTTTTTTCTGACATATTAAGCTCCAAAGGTAGATGATTTCTCTAATGCAATCCAATATTGCACATTAAGTTTTTTGTGTTGAAAATGTGAAATGAGTTTCGATGAGATTGATACGTCGTAATCACCAGGCACAATCTTAAGATTACCAATGCCCATGATAAAGTTAAAAGGCTTTTCAGAATCGAACTCACCATCAACATCAATAGAATATGTATTCGATGTAGTATTGGCACTATCGACAACGGCAAAGTTTAATACGCCACTCTTGCCTGTAATTGAAACATCACTGTGACCCAAGGCCGATGCTGCACGTTTTAGTTTTGTAAGCGTATCAGCGGTCAGTTCAAACTTAACCTCGGACTCAGGCATCTTAATATCCTTACTTGGTGTGGTAAGGGTTTCCTCAGGCGAGAAGAAGTATTTGACCTTGGACCGACCAGCAGTATCGCCAACGACTACGTAGCTTTCGTTAAAGTTGAGTTGTGGTTTATCAACCAGGTCAAGGACACTGATGAATTCATTCAGGTCGTAGACGCCAAATGTTTGTGGAAATGTTTCCACGACATCTGCTGATGCCATAATGTTACGTGCCTCAGACATAGTCTTGACCGTATTGCCCTCGCGAACCATTAGGTTCTGGTTAATACCAGAGAAGTTCTTGAGAATTGTGAGAGTGTTATCGCTTAGTTCCATAGTAGGTTCCTCATAAAAAAATGTGTATGATGTATTATATCACGGTTTCGACTTCTTGTAAACACTTTATTTTACTGAAGTTCTTATCTTTATAAAATTCAATCTTGTTTTCAAACTTACCATCTAGAATCTCCCCCTTGTGAGAGATGACAAAAATATTCGAATCGTCAGGGAGAGTATATAGAATTTTAAGTAAATTTTCAACGCCGTCAGCGTCAAGACTCGAGTCAAATGTTTCATCTAGAATAAGTAAGTTAGTTGCAATAGAGTTCTTCATCTTAGCAACCTGGCGCCAAGTGAATAGTAGTGAAAGGTCAATACGTTGTTTCTCACCCTCAGAGAATGATTCATAGGTAAACTCATCACGGTGACGTGAACGAATAGTTTCTTGGAATGACTCATCCAAATCAAAGTGTACGAAGAAGTCCAGAATCTGTAAGTATTGATTTACCAACTTGTTGATTGATGGCAAATACTGCTTGATGATTTTAGTCTTAATGCCAGTATCCTTCAGCATTTCACTAATAACACCATTATAGGCTAGTTGGTCATTCAAGTCAAGCTTACGTTCCATCAGACCT